TACTTGTTTACAGCCGCGCTCTGTCGGACGCGGAATTGGCCGGCCTGTACCAGAGCTTCAAAATCAAGATGCCGGAGCGGGGCATTACCCTGCAATAGTGGGATTCCATGCTCCGGAACACGACCGATACTCGCCCGACGCGGGAAGGAGTCCTGCCGAGGAGAAAGCCCCTGCGACCCAGGGCCGCAACGCCGAAGGCTCGGTTTGACCTGGTGAAGCGCAAGGTAAAGTCTCTCATTTTGCCGGAAACGGAGTCCAATCGGGATCTGGAAGCGCGTCCGCCATGTGGTTTTCAGGCAGGTGATAGAGGGTCCAGGTGGCGAAGACTGCAACTTTGGGATAGCCGTTCAGCAGGCGGTGGAGCGGGCTGCCGTCGGGAACCACGACGTAATTGACGGACGCTCTTACGCGACGGGTGCAAATAGTACTCCGCCTCCAAAGGAAATAAATGTTCACCGGTCTCACTCTCGTAACCCCTCCAGCAATCGAGCCTCTCGGGCTGGACGAGGTCAGGCAGTACCGGCGTATCGATGCCACCGAGGAGGATAACCTTCTCTTGACGCTGATCGCGGTCGCTCGGCATCGATGCGAATCGTTCACCGGACGCGCGCTGATTACCCAGACGTGGGACCTGGTACGCGGGATCTGGCCCAACCGCCCACGGTTCGGAGTGGATCCTTCGCAGCCTCAGCCGTACCCGAGCTGCATGCTGATTCCCAGATCTCCGCTGATCTCCGTCGCGAGTGTGAAATATTACGACGTGACAGGGGCCGAATTCGTGATGCCGGCCACCGACTATTACGTGGATACCGATTCGGAGCCGGGGCGCGTGGCGCTTCAGTACGCGAGAATCTGGCCCACGACGGTCCTGCGGCCTGCGAACGGCATCCGCGTGCGGTTCACCGCCGGGTATGGTGCCGACGCAACCAGCGTCCCCGCGCCGCTTGTGCAGGGCATCCAGTATGCCGTGGGCCACATGTATGAGCATCGGGAGGAAATCGGCGTGGCGCGTTCGGCCGCCGCGGCATTTGAGATCCCGCAAACGTGCGAGGCTCTCTGGTGGCCGTACCGGATCTTCACTGGGGATCATTTCTGATGGGCACTTATGCCTACGATATCCCCGGCTCGATGAAGGCGGGCGATCTACGCCACCGCATCCAACTCGAGCGGGATCGCCTGACCGAGGTGAATGGCGCGGAAGTCCGCATGCCGGAGATTTATGCCACCCGATGGGCCGAGGTGGTTAGCCTGGCTGGCGTGGAAGCACTCAAATCAGAGACCGTCGCGTCGCTGTCTAAATTCCAAGTCACGATGCGGTACGCGCCAGACGTGCTTCCGCAGCATCGGGTGATCTTCCAGGGCTTGCGGCTGGACATCGTGAGCATCAGCTCGGACGAAGCCCGACATTCGAAAACGATTGTCCAGTGCCAAACCTATGCCAGCTAATTTTTATCGGGCGGAGACTGATAGCTAATCGCGTTCGCCCGCTTCCATAGCGTCATTTTCCATTAGGGAAATTGTGAGGCGCAGGGATGTTATCTCTTCGATCATAGCCAAGGCCGTGCCGGCGTCCACCCCATCGGCAGTGGGGGAGAGGAATGGACCATTGAGCCGTACGAGCGACTCTTTGAGTTTTGTGAGCGACTCTTCGGTGAGTTCCATACCTCAAGTATAACCCCATGATCAACGACGACAAATTCACTGGACTCTTCATCGCCACGCCGGCCTACCTAGGCAACGTTCACGCGGCGTTTTGCAGTTCGCTACTCCAGACCGGGCAACACCTGACGATCGGGCGCATCCGGTGGCGGAACGAGTTCTTTACGGGAGCCAGCGCGGTGCAAATTGCGCGCGGCGTGCTGGTCGCGCAGTTCATGGCCAGCGGATATTCGCATCTGCTGTTTATCGATGCGGATTTGGCTTGGAAGCCAGACGCGCTACGCCGGCTGCTGGCGGCCAGCGAATACCATGACGTGTGCTGCGGCGTCTACCCGAAGAAAACAGAGCCTCTCGGGTTCCCCGTCAATGTGAAGCTCTCCGAAGACGGCCAGTTGATTGGGCACGAGAAATCCGGCTGCCTACAGTTGACCGACGCCTGTTCGGGGTTCATGATGATTCGGCGGTGCGCGCTGGAACAGATGATGGCAGCGTACCCGGGACGCAAGTGCTCATTCCGTGAGGAGTCGCAGACCACGGAGGCGGAAGGCCGATACGAGTTCAACCTGTTCGACTTCTTTATCGATGACGATGTGCGGCGGATGTATCTGTCCGAAGACTTCGGGTTCTCCCGGCTATACCAGCGGATCGGCGGCGCGATTTGGGCCGACCCGGAAATCCGGCTGGCGCATTACGGCGCGAAGCGATACGAAGGCGCGTTGCGCGACGTGATGGTGGAATCAGAGCCGATGGTTGCGGCGGTGTGACGGACGCGAAATGGTAAACGACGAAATCTACACCGCACTCTCCTCCCTGGATTGGGTGGATGGAATCTACGATACCAAGCTCCCCGATGGCTACGTGGTCACGGGCACGGTGCTGGTGTTTTCGTCCGTCTCCGAGACGCCGGATATAGCCATCGACGGCGATATCGTCCGCCAGGTGGCGCGTTGGCAAGTCAGCGTTCGATCCGCCGATATTACGGCGGCGCGGGCGGCCAAGCGCGCGGTAATCGCAGCGCTGCACGGCTACTCCGGGGTGTTCATTGCCCGTTGTGATTTTGAGAGCTCACCAGGTGAGATTTTCGAGGCAGACGTGCTGCCATTCCAGTACCACATTCCTATCGATTTCATGATTCAGGAAGCATAGCCCGACCGGGCAAAAAAGGAGAAACACCATGGCAGGACCGTATAAGTTTAGCCCGAGTGCGGGCAGTAAGCTGGCAATCCAGATTAATTCAAACTACGTGGTCATTGCGGGATGCGAGGGCATCCCTGAATTTGGCGCGGAGAAGGGCACCTACGAGGTGACCGCCATCAATGACGTTGCGAAGTCGTTCGGGGACGACCTTCCGGACTACGGAGAACTCTCACTCACTGGGTCCGCCGACACCACCGACCCTGGACAGGCGCATCTAATCGCGTCATCCTCATCTGCTGGTGTCGTCGATCTGTTCCAAGCGACATTCGCCAAACCGGCCAGTGGAACTTCGGGCGCTGTGGGCCTGTTCTCGGGCCTCGTCCTGAGCTACAAGCTCTCTGCGGCAAAGGGCAAGGCGCAAACGTTCACGAGCAAAGTGAAGCTGACGGGCGCCGTGAACTGGACGCCGGCCGTATAGCCAATAGCCCCGCCCGCCGCACGTGGGTGGGGCACCCAACCCTATGAGAATCCCCTCAGTAGAAATCCAGTTCGGCGGCAAAACCCGTCATCTGATATACGACTACAACGCGCTCGCAGAGTTGCAGGACGTCGCCGGCACGTATCAGAGCGACGTGCCACACCTAAAGGCGCTGCGCGCTGCGATCTGGGCTGGCCTACTGGCCGAGACGATGGAGCGGAAGGGACATCGGATGGTGTATACCTCCCGTACGCTCGATCTCGGGCAGGTTGGTGACATCATGCTGGACATGAGCGAAGCGGAGTTAGCGGCGCTTGTGGAGCTCTACAAAGAGGCGCGCGGCGTGGCGGAACCGGAACCCAAGGCGGACCCTACGCCGGCCAACTCGTAACCCTCACGCTGGAGGAGTTGGCGGCAATCGGGCGCATCCGCCTGGGCCTGGCGGAGGGGGAGTTCTGGCGGCTCACCCCGCGCCAATTCACCGCCTACATGGATGAATGGGGCGAGTGCGAGCGGCGTCGGTGGGCACCGGCCCGCTTTGTCGCCACGGCCTGCGCGCTGGCGGCCGGTCACTACGTGAACTACATGGAGGAGCCGGAGCCCGAGCTGGACCCCGCGGGGGCCGACCAGCGGGCGAGCAACTTAGAGGCGTGGCTGAAGGCGAGGGCGGCACCCCCGAAGCCGCTACTTCGTGAGCAGGTAAAAGATAGCGGTGGCGACGGCCACGATTGCCCCGACGATCTCGCGCCGCTTGGCGACCTTAACCTTCTGCTGTAACTGCTCAAGTTCGGTTGGCATAATTTACGCGTAGCACACGGACATCCCAATGGCAAGGCCCATCAACATCATGACAGCCGGGCTAAAGGAACTCCAGGGCCGGATGAAGCGCCTGGAGGTAGCCATCGAGCCGAAGGACCTGAACCCACTGCTTGTCTCCGCGCTCAACCTGATTCGGGATCGGGCGCTTGAGAATCTGCGCGCGTTCGGAGTAAAGGTACTCACCGGCAATCTGGAAAAGTCGCTAATCACACGCGCCAGCGCATCCACGACGGTAGCGTCCGCGTGGACGAAGGCGGGAAATAAAACCATGGCTCCGCACGCCCACCTGATCGAGTTTGGGCACCGCATTGTCGGGCACAAGCCTAGCGCTAAGAGTTTTGCAAAGGGGCACGTTGCTCAAGTAGACACGGGAAAAACGGTACCGGCGCGTCCGTTTTTCCGAAATGCCGTGGACGCGATGCGCTCAACTGTACGGCAAATGGTGAATGATGGCATCGCACAGCTCCTTTGGGATTCGGTGAAATAGATGGACCTCTACCAATTATTCGTCAGGATTTCCGGGGACAACTCATCCTTCAAATCAGCGATGAAGGACTCGCAGGCCGATCTGGCTACGTTTGAGACTACCACCGAGGCAAGCGCGAACAGAATCGCCGCCATCGGTACGAAGCTCATGGGTGCTATCGGGTTCGGTGCCCTCGGTGCCGGGGCTCTCGCTGCCGCCAAGAAATTCGAGGATGCCGGCGTGCAGATCCAGCGGAGCACTGGAGCGACCGGCGACAAGCTGGATTCGCTTGAGAAATCGTTTGCCGCGGTATACGCGCAAGTTCCCAAATCTGCTGAGCAGGTTACCGCCGCACTGACCGTCCTGTCGACACGTACAGATACTACAGGGAAATCGCTGGAGGCGCTCACCGTTGCGTCGCTGAAATTAGCCAATATCCACAAGGAGGACGCAGGAACGATCATCCCCGCCGTTACGCGAATGTTCGGAGCATGGTCGGTGGCGACGAGCAAACAGGCAGCGTCATTGGACTACCTGCGGGTGGTGTCCCAGCAGAGCGGCGCGACCGTGGGCACGCTGACGACGGAACTGGTATCGCAAGCTCCCGTACTGCAAAAGCTCGGTTATAGTTACGAACAGGCGGCGGCGCTTATTGGTCAGTTCGATAAATCCGGGGTGCTCGCCCAAGGCGGAATGACCGCATTCCGACGCGTTATCGCGTCGTTTGCCAAGGATAATGTTGACGCTGCTAGTGGGTGGGCCACGCTCACCAAGGGGATTCAGGACGGCACGGTATCGCTGGCGGATTTCCAAAAACTCGCTGGAGCACGCGGCGGTGCACTCCCGCTGTTCCAGGCGATCAAAGACCACAAAACGGATGTCGACGGGCTAGCCACTTCGTACGTAACCATGGCGGCGAAAGGCGTGGATTCCGTAAACACCATTGGCGAGAAATTTACCTTATTGCAGCACCAAGTCGAGGGTTTGGTGTCAGCACATCGTGATTTAATCATCGTCCTTGAGATGGCCTATCCCGCATGGTCCGGGCTCGCTATTGCTGGAGGGTCTGCCATCGGCGCGCTCGTAACGCGCCTCATTGGCGCGGGCGGCGCGGCGGCGGCGATTGCAACGGTAAGCAATTCTACATACATGCTCGGCGGTACATTTACAGCCACCGGGGCAACAATGGCGACGGCCGGTGCGACGGCCGCTATCGCGTGGGCGTGGTTATGGGCGCCAGTCGCTGGAGTGGGCCTGCTGCTTGCGGGGCAACTTGGAATCCAGAAGGCAGCGCAGAGCAGTAATCCCAAGATTGTCGGCGCGGCGGTGGGGCTCAACGCCGGGCTGTCCGCGGCTGGGATTGGTAGCCCCTTCTCGATGGGGCAAGACTTGAGCGGCACACCGGTTGCGCGGGAGGCCATGGGGCCACCGCAGGCTCCGCCGGGGTCTGCGCCACCAGCGGCGGCCGCGGCACCAGGCATACCCACATACCTAAATTTTACGACAATGGCCCAGGCTATGGTCGTGGAAAAACAGAAGGAAGCGAACGCGGAATTTGGGAAAACGCTCCAATACGTGACCGATTGGTATTCGGGCATGGGCAAAGTTGCTACGGTGGCGTCGAAAATCCCGGCATATCTCACGGATTCCTTCGGCGCTCCGATGATCGCGGATTTGAAAAACCCACTTGAGGCCGATGCCGCCGCCTTTGATAAGTGCGACAAAATTATCAAGGAGACAGGCAAGGACATAGGGGCGATGGCGGTCGCCGGACTCGCCAATGATCCCTACGGAAGGCTGGCCGACTCCGCAAAGTATTTCGGCCTGACTTCGACTGGCGAGTACGCCCAGATTGCCAAGACGGCAATCGAGAAGTACGACCAGATGGAAAAATCCGGCAAGGCGACGTTCAACGACCTGGCGGCGGCGGCCTTGAAAACTGCGCAAGCTGAGATTGACGCAGATCACGCGGCGGGCAAGATGACCGATGCGCGGTACGCAGCCGATTCTAAGGCGATTTCGGCTGACCTCGCGCTATACACAGGGGCAGAAAAGAAAAAACAGACCCTCCAGGAGCAAATCGCTACCGAGACGACGAAACTCACGAATTCCATGTTTAATTCGATGGAGCGCGGGCTGGCATCCGATATCGTCCACTGGAAAGGGTTCGGCCAGACGGTAACCGACGTTTTTCAGAAGATGGGCGAAGACATCCTCACGATCATGTTGCACGCCTTCCTGAAGCCGGTGGAAAAGCTCTTTGCCGACGTGCTGAGCGGGATCGCGGAGAAGCTGCTCGCCGTATTCATCACCCAGAAGGTAGCCGCGGCGGCGGTTGATTCCGGCCAGGTAGCGAGCGAGGCGGCCGTCGGCGGCGCGGCTGCGGCGGCAAGCATCGCGGCCATCCCTATCGTCGGCCCCGCGATGGCGCTTGAGGCGGGCATGGGGATGTACGCCGCCATCCTGGGCACGTTCCTGCCGTTGGTTCTAGCCGGCGCGTCGGCCGCGGGCGGTTTTGGCGATATCCCAGCAAACATGCTCGTGCAGACGCATGCGAAGGAAATGATCCTCCCCGCCGATATCGCAACCCCGCTCCGCGCGCAACTCCGCAACGGCGGCATGGGCTCAGGCGGGTTTACGCTCAACATCGGCACCATGCAGGGCGTGGCAAAAGAGACAGTGAACCTGCTGGCGAATCAGATCATACGCGGGGCGCGGCTCAGCGGGGCAAGAATCTAACGGGGGATGACTTTTAGCGGATCAAAGTAAAATGTCGTTGCAACTCTATCTCGGAACCGTCGCCATCGATGCCGCCATGACGGCGGGTTCCCACGTGGTCACCACCGCATGCGCGGGCGCCGTAATCGGCCTGTACTGCGATGTGCTCGGCGCGGGGCCGGATGGGTCTACCCTGGTGGCCAGCATTACCGGAGTGGGCTCCGGTACGATCACCCTGGGATACGCCGCGTCCGTCGATGTCACATGGGCAACGGTCATCGTTTGGAAGCCCTACGCAGTGGGGCGGTACTCTCTCTCTGGTGAGGTTTCCAGCCTCACTAACCAGCCCTCGCTCGCATTCTCCGCTGACCGCGTACGGAACACGTCAATTCCGCAAGCGGGGCAACCCGTCCTTGTGCTGGACCTGGCGCTAGTGCCGGGGCTCCCGAGCGCAAACACGGATGGGGATGTCTTCGGCGGATACGTCAATGACCCAACGCAGACCCAGATCGCAGGTAATGCGAATGCGACCATCGATTGCAACTGCGCGTCCTGGGAAGCTCTTGCTGCGGCGCGGGGGACAGGCCAGCCGAATGATGTTCCAGGCCCGCCCGTTGACGGAAAGTTTAACGGGATGGCGGCCGGGGCGGTGTTCGCGCGCATTGCCCAGATTATGGGCAGCGATATTGGGCAGACTAGCGTGGTCACCGGCCCGACCATCGATACCATTACGTTCGATTATACGGACTGCGGATCTGCGTTCGACAGCATCTGCCAGGCCTCCAGCGACGGTGTCGATACGTATATCTGGCGGATGGACGCCCGCCGGAATCTGTACTTTGAGCTTCAGACGACTGTCGCCGCTCCGTGGAGCGTATCCGACGCCGATACGCTGGTGGGCTGCACCTACATGCAGTCACTCGACAAGTACGCCAATGTTGCCACCGTCACGCCGCTGAGCAGCACTGGGGACGTGATCGACAACACGCTGGTCCGCTCCTACAACAACAGCCCCGCTATCGATGCGATGGCCGCTATTTCGGGCGGCACGGGCTACCGTGAGGTGATTGTCCAGCAGACCGCGAACTCCTCGCTGGATGGGGCCACGTTGGCGGAGTCGATCGCCAAGAACTTCGGCGCCATACCGGATACAGTTCAGTACTCGACTTTTCGCGGTGGCCTGCGCGCCGGCCACCTCCAGCCCATCACAATATCCGATCTCGGGGTAAACGGCGATTTTCTCATCGATTCCGTTACGCTTTCGATGTCCGCCGGTAAGCCGTGCTGGCAGATCCACGCGGTCGATGGAGCTCTGATCGGTGACTGGCGGACGGCGCTCGCTAATCTGGCGAATGGGACAGGGTTCTCGTCGATCAGCGGCGGGGGCGGCGGTTCCAGCGAATTTTACACGGACGCTATCGTCGCGGGTCATATCAGCCCGGACCTGGCTAACGGATTCAAACAGCAGGTCTTCCTCGTCAGCGCCACAGCAATCGTGGTCGATAACCCGATCTTCACCGGAGGAACGATTGCCGCCAACCAGGATTTCACGCTGGCGGTATGGCAGGATGCCGCCGGGGGCCGCCCGGACCCGACGTTTGACACCGAGTATACTATCCCGTCCGGCACTGACATATCGACCGATCCGCTCACCATCAGCACTTATTATTTCCGCTATGACGGTACCAGTTGGGCGCTGATCGGATTTGTGCCCGGCGTCTCGGGAGTGGGGGGCGGCGGCACGTCCGTTGGGACTGTGACCGCCCTGACCGGGTGTGACGCCTCCACGCTGGCCTCTATCGATGCGGGTTATAGCCCGCGATGGCAGGACGCGCAGAACGGTGTCCACGCTGTAATAGACGCCTATGTCTCTGCCAGCGCGTACCCACAGACGGTTACTCTCTGGATTGATAAGCAATTGGGTGATGGCCCCCAGTGGCAGGGCTGGTGGAATATTGCCAGTGCGGCTCAACTGGTGCAGATCGGCTTGCCAGATACCGGCTCTACGGTCTATCCGCCCGGCGATACTGACGGCTCGTGGGTCCTGATTGCAGGCGCGGGCAGAATCGACGGCAACGTCCCCCCATCGATTACGGCATTCACCAGCGCTCCGTTCACCGTGCCATCCATCCCGGCTCCGGCCGCAACCGCAGCCACCGGGGCCTACATCGATAAGATCAACTACGGCAATAACGGTCAGGATGGCACGTTCTGGTTCAATCTCTACACCACGTTTCCGTACGACGATCCGTATTTCCACATGGGAAGGTGGACCGTGCAGAACGGGTCCCTGGTGGGCGGCGTGTTCACCCCGGGTACGGCGGCCGATGGGGCGCAACACGACGGTCTGGAAACGACCTTTGCCGACGATGTCGGGGAGCAAACGTTCCGGCAACCCGGGACGAATCTCGTCGTCTACCAGTTGCTCCCGGCCGTAGCGTGGAAAGTGCCGAGTTACAAACTGCCCTCCGGTGCGATCAACCCAAATTCCTGTTTCTGTTTTCGCAGCTACGTGGGGTCCCGGAGGCCTGACGGCGGGTCGGATACTACCCTGGTGCAGCAGAACGACTGGTCATCGGGCGTAGGCGACAGCACACCAGGCACGGCGGCCCAGCAATATGCCGTGCTCAACCTGACAACGGCACAGTTACAGGGCATGCAGATGGCCGATGCGTCACTCCCGGCCGACGCCCTCGACCCAAACACGCTAGGGGATGCATTAAATCAAGTCAATCATACCCTGGAAGTGACGGTTGGTCCCGCGCTGACCACCATTGGAAACGTGCTTAACTTGGTGGTCGGCGGGGCTCTGACGAAGATCAACAACCAACTGGAGGTGGTGGTAGGGCCCGCGCTCACCACGCTGAACGGCATACTGTCTCTCAAGCTCGGCAGCATCGTGGGCGTGCTAGGTGACATCCTGACGGTGCTCGACGGCAGCATCGGACCCCAGCAGATCAGTACGGTGAATGCGGTTCAGATCAACAACCTCAACCAGAGCTTTACCACATTTCTTGGGAATTCCACCGTCAACGCGACGCAGATAAATGGTCTTACGCAAGCCATCGACACGCTGATCGGATCTACCAACATTAACGCGACGCAGGTCAATAACCTGACGCAGACCATCACCACTCTCATCGGGTCAACAAGCATCAATGTGGGGCAGGTCACCAATTTAACCTCGACGATAAACACCCTGATCGGCAACTACTCCCTGACCGCCGCGAACATCACGAACTTTACCCAGACGGTCCAGACAATCATCGGGAGTTCCACATTCAATGTCGGCCAGATAACCAACTTCACCCAGAACGTGCAGACGGTACTCGGAAACTGGACCTTCAACATTGGGCAGATCAACAACTTCACCCAGAACGTGCAGACGGTAATCGGGAATACGACCATTCAGGTTGGTAAGGTAAATGGCATTTTCACCCTAAATATTAGCGGGTTCGTCGGCACCCTGGATGTGTCGCGCATTTCCAACCTGAACACCCTCAACATCTCCAACTTCTCCGGAACCCTGGACATGAGCCGGATCACCAACCTGGCGTACCTGAACATCGG